ACAGCTCGTTCAGGGGGTTCAGCGGCGTTGCTGGCATCCTACGGCCTTTCGTTGAACTTGGCGGTTCGAACCATGAACTTCTGCTTTTCCGACGTGCGCCACTCGAACAAGCGCCCTGGCCGGCTCATGTGGCCGAGCTGACATTCAATCGTGGTCCAGTTGACCAAGAGATCGTAATCGCCCTGGTAGCCGAGGTGCTGAGTGCGCCAAGTGTTCCAGGTTCGTCCGCGATTATCGCTCCAGCGCATGTTGATATAGGCTTGGGATAGTTGGCTCGTATTGCCGCCCACGGTGCAATCAAGGATCACGTTCGTACAGCGCATGGTCTTGACGATATCGATCCAGCCTGAAAAGCGCTTGTCGATCACCTCGCCGTTGTCGTCCACAGCGTCGGCGGAGAGGAAGTTGACGTTGCCGGACGTGTCCCCAACGATAAACCGCCCATCGCCGAACGACGAGGCATAGCGGCCTTCAAAATCCACGCGGCTATTAGTCTTCCACCGCGCCCAGCGCTTGGTAGTGGCATCATAGGCCCAAGAGCCTTTCTCCCCCATGTTGAGGACGTAGTAGAGGTGCCCATCCTCGTCCGACGCGATGAAGCCGTTTAGGTCTGCTTCGTCAGCGCCGCGAAGAAGCGCCTCGATGGCCGGATCACTGATCCTCTGCGGGTTCGGTGCGGTCTGAAGAACGATGCGTTCTTGCCGGCCGACCCAGAACAGCGTGTTTTCGAGCTTTGCCACCGTGGCGCGATTGATGCAGCCATAGGCGAACACGCGCCCCACGATCGGCTGAAACGGCAGATCCGGATTGGCGTTGGGTTGCCAGACTTCGATCGAAGACCGGCCGAATAGCCAGAGTTCGGACCCGATCACCTTGAGACAAACGAGCTGATCCGCTTCGTTCTCGGCAGAGGCGAAGCTCAAGGCGCCGAACGTGAACGAATTGACGTCCGACCAGTAGAATTGCTGCGTTGCGTTGCGGGTCGCCACGAAGCGCCCTGCGATCGAGTCCAGGCTCGATACGTCCGCTCCATCGGGGAACGAAATCGCGGAAACGCCCGTCGTGAAATCGTACTTGTAGAGCGACAGACCGCCCGTAAAGGCAATCTTGACGTCGTTCGGGTCGCCGATGTTCGCGAACGTCACGGACCCATTGAGCGTGATCGTGGACGATGCGCTCGGGAGAGAAGTTCCGCCCACCGTATAGCCAAACGTGGCCGTTCCACTCACCCCGAGGATGATGGTGTTCGTCCCCAGGGGGGACATGAACAGCCCGGCGATAGCGCTTGAGCCACCCGATTTCCAGAACAGCAGGCCAGGCCGACCCGCTAGCGAGTTCTGGTCCTCAGTGTTGGCCGGGTCCTGCTCATAGCGCATGTTCTGCACGATGAGTTCGGGATTATCAGGGCGAAGATAGGCGCTGCTGGCGAGAAGAACGGGCGGCATCAGAACTGACCCTGGCCGTAGGCCCCGCCATAGCTCCACGGCTTCATGAAGGTCGAGCCGGTACGGTCGAAGTCGAGCAGTTTGGCGTAAAGTTGATCCGCCCTCGCCTGCACGCGCTGAGCTGTCGCCGGGCTCGTGGTCGCCACGTCCATGATGTCGAGCATACGCGACGCCAGACCATAGACCGCCGTCTCCATCCACTCTTGAGGAAGGTCCAGCTCGTTATCCAAGTCGTCGGTCACGTCGTCGATAACCCGAGCGCCCGAGTAGGCGATGACGATTTCCTCTGTCGCCACCGGCCACAGGCTCAATTCGATTGTGGTCCGCTGCTTGTTAAGCGAATAGGAGGTCGGATAGCCGGCCGCGAGCTTGTTTGGCAGATAGCGATAATCGCCCCACTCCAGGCGCGCGAGTGGACGCTGATAGGTCACGCCCCCAACGAAGCGGGCCTCCATCACGTCGAGCACGCGCGGGTCAAGCGTCACGGTCGGCGTATCGGCCGGGATCGTCACCGTCTCGTCGCTCAAGCGCCAGAGATTGCACCCGTCCGCCTGCCACGACTTGAGCATGTCGTTGGTCGCGTTGGCGCAGATCAGGCCCACGTCGGCCGTGACTTCACCATTCGTCAAAGCCCCACCAATGATCAACATGGCCTTGCGGGCCAGGTCGCGCATGGTTTGCGAGCCGGAGATCACACCAGAGGTCGCCATCAGGAATACGGGCTCGGAACGTCAACGTAAATCGGGGGCGGCTCTGGCTTGGCGTCGGGGATCGGAACACCCTCGGGCCAGAGCTGCGGCGGAGACATTTCAGGAGGCTTGGGGTCCCAGCAGGGCGGGCACACCCACAGGCCCGTCCATTCCTTGCGCAGGGCGTCAAAACCGCGTCGGCGGCGCTTGTTGGCGCAGCGATCGCAGATGCCCCAGGGTCCAAGAGCCGAATTATAGTCGGGCGCGCCAGACGAATCTGGCCCCCATACCCCCGTTGACGAATTGGTCGAATTGGACATGGGCTCCTCGAAAGAAAAAGAGCCGGATCGTTAGACCCGACCCCTTGTAGAGTGGTGGCAGTTCGGTTCGGGCTAGGAGGCGCCGGCCGAACCGTAAACGCCGCGGAAGTCGCCCCAGCCGGCTGCGAAGCGGACCGTGCTCTTGGCCTTGGCGTTCTCGGTGTCGAACTCGTTGTCTTTTTCGAGTTCGCCAGGGCGACGACGCCACATCGAGATCAGGCCGTCCGGAACGTTGGTTTTCAGAAACCAGGCGTCTTGATCGGTCAGGTACGGGTTGACCACGACCCCGCCGGGAATCATGCCCATCGCCTTGGTGGCGTTGATGTCGTTGTTCGCCGTGCCGGTGCGGAGCTGGGTTTCGAGCACGCGCGTCGCATTGAACGCATCGTACGTCGAGACGATCAGCTTCTCGGCGGTCGGATTGATGTTCAGGCCACGGGCGTTCTTGGTCTGCATGATCTGCTTGAGGCCGTCTTCCAGCGCCGTTTCGCTGAAGTCAGCAGCCGTGAGCAGGTTCGATTGCGCGCCCGACGCACTCGTGTGCGAAGCCGAGAACAGCGGAACACCGTCACCGCCCAGGTAGGGCGCCGAGTTGGTGAAACCGTTGTTCAGGACGTTGGCGTGGATCGTCTCGACCGTGGTCTTGATCGAGAACGTCAGCGACTTGCCGCGCGTCTTCGACACCTCGGCGTACAGGTCATCCTCGATTTCCTCGCGAGTGACGATGTAGCCCAGCCCCCAGACGATGTGGACGAAGATGTTCTTCGTGCCCTCGAAGTCCGAGTCGTAGATGATCGACTGACCTTCAGGCTTCTGTTGCGCCATGCCGAAGCCGGTAGCTTCGATGACGTATTCATAGGCCTTGTCCGAGTCGCGATCTTCGAACATCTGCGACCACAGCGGATCCCAGGTCTTGTATTCCTTGCCAAACCACGCCTTGACGCCGGGCCATAGGGCGTCGGGGTGATTGGAGCGAGTGATGACACCGCCAGCCATTGCCGCGATCTCCCTTAGAAGCCGGTGCCGGTCGGGAGACCAGCTTCAGTCGGCAGATTGATCCGGACGTGGGCCTTGCAGTATTGGCCGAGCGCGTTGTTCGGCGTCTGCGCGATACCCACGATGCGAAGTTGGTAGGTGTTGGACGTGCCCTTGGTGCCGGTGTCCATGTACCAGCCCGAGCCGCTGATACGGTTGCCCGTACCGGAGGCCAGGATCGAGTTGGCGTTGAGGTCGGCGGCGGCGAGCGTCGTGGCCTGGATTTCGTAGGTCACGTTCGGATCGTCTTCCACGATGACGTAGCCCGCCGTCGAGGCAGGCAGGCCACCATAGGTGATCAGGTTGTTCGTACCGTCCGGAACGAAGCCCACGATCGCGCCCGTGATGTAGTTCGTGGCGCCGGCCGTCGCGATATCCACGGCCGGAACACCAGCCGCGTCCGCCGAACCCGTCACGATGACCGGGTCGCCGATCCACAGCGGAGTAGCGTGAGTGTCCGCGACGTAGTAGGTGTTGCCACCACCCGTCCACATGCGGTTAGAGCCGTCCCGAACGGGTCGGAGGCCCATCGGATTGTTGGCGTTAGCCATTGTTGAAGTCCCCTACGGGGCGAAGGCCCCACGGCGTTTGATCGACGAGCCGGAAGCCACGTAAGCGCCGGTCGCTGGCGAAAGATCTGCGGGAACCTGAGAGACAATCGCCTTCTCGGTCTCCGCGTTTCGTTCAGCGCCTTTGCGCTTGTCCTCTTCGTAGAATTCAATCGGCTTACGGAGCAGATAGGCGTAGAGCGGCCCACCCTCCTTCTTCGTCCCGACCTGGCGACGAACGGCGTCGGTCTCGCTGGCCTCGTGGCCCGAAAGCGTCACCTTGTCCCAGTCATCGCGGACCGTGAGATCCTCGATGCGGGAGTTGTCGTCGTTGGCCCAGTAGTAGGCGTGAGCCTTGTCGTTCGCGAACTCAGCCGGCAAAGCCAGCTTCATGTGATGCATCTTGTCGATGCTCCCGTCGCGGCGACGGCGGCGTTCGGTTTGAATGGCTTCAGCTCGAATTCCGCGAGGCATCAGGCGTTTTCCTTGAACCAGGACTTGGCGTATTCGTCTTGGGTGAGACCGAAACTCTTGAGATGCTTCGGCGTCATGCCGTTCTGAATATGCTTGGGTAGGTCGTTCCAGCCCTTCTCGCGGGCCACTGGTGCGGTGGAGCGTTGAACGCCACCTTGGACGGACGGAGGAGCCTTTGTGGGCTTGACCTCGGGTTCGTCCTCAAACAGCTCTGGAAATCGCTTTCGGACTTCCTTCTCAGCGGCTTCTAGTTGAGCCGCGACAGTACCGCCAGTATTGGCGATTTCTTCGGCTGTGTCTATAGCCAGACGCGTCGCCGCTTTGTTGGTGTTGAACCAGTCGTTGCGAGCCGCGAAGTTGATCACTTCCTTGTCGGGCGCTTGCGTGGCGCGGTCACGGTCGGCAACAGCCGTCGCGGCTGCTTCCACGTCCCCGGCCTCAACAGCAGCGGCGATGCGGGCCTCGGCTTCGGCTCGGGCGCTGGCCTGGATCTTCTCGATGCGGTCTGCGGCAAGGCGGTTGGCGGCCTCAACCTGCTTCTTGATCGCCTTGACCATCTGCGGCGTGCGACGGAGGAACTCGTCAGCGTCGCGCCAGTCCTCGATGTCGCCCTTCCACTTCTCCTTGGGCGCCCAGCCGAGTTCCGACGCGACTTCCTGCATCACCTCGGATGGCGTCTTGGTCGGCGCTTCGTTCGCCTGGACCTCAGGAGCGGCGATCGCAGCGGTATCGGCGGCGGCCTCTTGGACCGCGTTCACGTCAGTCATTGGAGCCTCCTTGCGGGATCACGGCCATGATGTCCTTATCCTTCAGGATGCGGACCTCATGGTTGGTCTCGGGGTGCGAAACGACGGTGCCGCCGTACTTGGCGTACAGGACGCGATCACCCGGCTTGGGGCGCTTATCCTTGGCGTCTTCGGGCCACGTGTCGTAGTTGAAGGCCAGGGGCGAGACGGCGAGCAGCGTGCCCATCATCATCGCGGCGTCTTTGTTCTCCTTCACCTCGTCGGGAAGGATGATGCCGCCCTTGGTCTTGCCGGCCTCGACACGATCGGGCTCGATGACCACGTTGAATTCCACGGGGGAAAGCCAGAAGTCGATCATTCGTCACCCGCCGTAGGATCTTGGCCGAGCCGAGCGCAGCAGTCGTCGTAAGACGCGCCCACGAGTTCGTTCCAGGTGTCAGCCTTGGTCCGGCAGGAGAGGAGCTGATCCCTCAGAAGGTTCGCCTCCGGAAGCAGGCGGTTGCCCCACGAGGCTTCCGTCCATTCCTTCTCCACCTCCAGCGCCGTTGCCTGGCAGGCCCGGAACACCCATGCCGTCACCGGGTGCTCCCTCCAAATCAGGAATTCCTCCCTCGACGGCTGTCCCAAGGGCAAATGCGGCATTAGCGGCTCCTTCGGCCTGTGCTTCGCCCGTCGTTGCGCGGGCATCTGCTATGTCTTTCGCGCCCCCTGCCTCGGCCTCTTTGGCCCTGGCGAGGTTCAGAGCGGTTTCGCTCTTGGTCTTGTCGATGTCCGCGACCATCTGCGGCGGCGGCTCTTTCGGAGGCTGAGTGATCAGTTCCTCCGGGTTGTCGATCTGGGCGGCCTCAAGCACGCGCTTGGCGGCGGCCTGCGGATTGATCGCGTTCGGAAAGGTCGCGGCGGTCTGCTGGATGACCTGAGCCTTGGCGAGAGCCTGAGCGCGCGTGACCACGCTCGGATCGCTCACCGGAACGATATCGTCGCCCTTCTCGCTGAAGTCGGCCTGCAAGTTGGCTTGCGGATCGTCCAGCAAGTCGGCGTATTCTTCCTGCGAGCCCCACTTGCCCTGGCAATCGTAAATCGCCTTGAACTCCATCTTTTCGGAGCGATAGACGCGCTTGTAGATGGCGGCGAAGGACTGCAAGCCCTGCTCGATGAGAGCGAGCGTCGTCCCGACCGGGGCATTGGCCGGCGTATCGCCCGACAGCACGTCCTTGATCGACGCAACGTCCTTGGCCGCGCCCAGGATCAGGTCGAGAAGCTGGAACAGTACCGGCGAGGGCTGCGGAATGGTCCGCTCCCAGATCGCTTCTCGAAGCTGGGCGCCGGAACTGTTGACGTATTTGTACTCGCCCGGCTGGAAGCGCAGCGTCGTGGTCTGCCCCGCGCCCTGAAGGCGAACACCCGAGCCAATGAACCCGCCACCGGCCGCCGCTGCGGTTCCGGCGTCCATGAGCTGGTTGATCGCGGTATTGATGACCGCCATGAGCGGCTGAAGCAACTGTCCGAAGCCAAGGCCGTAGAAGCCGCCCTCCGGATCGGGCAGGAAGTAGAAGTGGACGAACGGCATCCAGCGGCGAATGTGGACGATGCTGTCATCCGTCTTCGATCGAGCAATGTCCGTCTCGTCGTAAGCCGCCTCAATGCGGAGGACTTGGCAGGACTCCACGTCAACCGTGATGATGTACGGCTCCTCGATGCCGTCGCCGTCCAGATCCTCCAGGCGGTGCTGTTCAAGCACTTCACGCGGGGCCTGGTCGTCGTCATTCGAGGCCAGGTGCGGCAGGACCACATCACGGTACACGCCAGACGCGGCGCGAGCGCGGATCTCGTACGGGTAAAGCTGGAAGTCCTGCGTCACGCGCGGGCAACGCTCAAGGCTCTGCGTGTCCTTGGCGACCGTCAGGTGCAGGGCGGAGACGTAATCCGAGCACACCCCACGATGCGGGTCAAAATAGACCTTCTTAAACGCGGAGCCGACGATCGGCAGTTGGTTGAGGAGAACGTCAACGCCCCCTTCCCAATCGTCCATGCCGTACAGGATGTGGGTGTTCATCCACGTCTTGACACGCTTGGCGCGGGCCTGCTTGGCCTGCCATTGCTGCTGCGACTGCTGGAAGGCTTGAAGGGCCTGTTGCGCCTGCTGCTGCATCTCGGGCGGCATGTCGGGCGCGGGTGGGGGCAGATCGGGCGGTGTCGGCGCTTGGCCTAGCACCTTGACGCCCACCACTTCGTCACCCTTGACGATGGCCGGATAGGCGCGGGCCGCGAACTGCTGCGATGCGATGGTGAGGAGCGGAAACTGGACGTTACTCGCCATCATCCAGGGGAACGTCTTGATGTCCCCGCCGTCTTGAGCCGCCTGCTTCAGCGCCGCCTCGGTCTTGGTGCGCCAGGACTCATTGGATGACTTGTCGCGCTGCCAGTCCTCGACGCAGCGAGCGCCCAGAGAGGCTAGCTCCGTAGGGTCGAGATAGCTGGAAATGTCGCCTGACTCGATGGAGAACGTGCCGAGCCGGTCTTCCTTGGCGATAGCGTCGCCAGTCCCCTCGTAACTGCTATCGTCAGCCGCCACGGCTTCAGGGTCGTTGTAGTCGTAGCTGTCTACGATGCTCATGGCGGTCTTTCGCGTGCGAAGTAGGGGTTAGATATCGTGTATCGATGCGATCGTCACCCGAAATCTTGGAATGTTTCGCGCGCGATATAAACCCGCTTGCCGCACTTGACGTGGAGGCTGTTCGGTACGCCTTCGAACCACGTACGGCCACGGCGACGAATGCACGCGCCCTTGCTGATCAGATCTCGATAGACCGCTTCGTCCCGATTGCGGGACAAGTTCAGGCCGCGAAGTTTTTGGCCCGGAACGGGATTGGGGTTTAGGCGCACAACTCGCGCGATTAGCGCCTCACCAAAGCCGCGCTCGCGCATCCGGCGCTCAATGTCCATCTCAATACCCCGTCGCATGTGATCGGCCCCGAACCATCTCGGAGCCCTCCTCGTCCTCGTAAGGCGTCTCGGCGATCGGCACGGCGAAGGTCAGAGCCGAAGCGTCGCCCAAGTCGGGGCTGAAGCCCACGCGAGCCCGGATCTTGTCCTTCGGCTCAAGCGTCAGTTCGTTGTTCGACGATAGCCGCGTCTGGCCCGGCCCCCACTGAGGCGCGGTCTCGTCGCCGTGAAAGCTGTCTTCATCTGGAACCTGGACACCACCAGGGCTATCGTACCAGGCGCGCTTGAGGTCCCACATTTCCGCTCGTCGATTGGCGTAAAGCTCATCGCCAGTCGGGCCTATGCCCAGCGGGCTTGAGCCGAAGTTCACCGGGTTGACAACGTAGCCATAGCCCAGTTCTACCAAGCGGTCATAGATCGGAGCGCCGAGCCCTCCAACGTCGATGTTGACCGCAGCAGGGCGGAACTTTTTAATCAGTGCGACGACCTTGCCGGTGCAGATCATCGTGTCCTTTTCGGTCCAGCGCTCGCACACACGCTGGCCAAGGCGCCGACCGCACCGGTCAATGGCGCCCCAGGTGTCCTTGCCGCCCCCAGCCGGGTCAATGCCGATTATGAGCGGCCCAATGCCAACCACCTTGGCCTTGCGGGCCATGGCGACCTTGGTCGATGGGATGAAGCTGTTACCCGAGGTCGCAAACGCCTCTTGCGCCGTGGCCGGATACTCCTGTTGAAACTTCCAGCAAGGCGTGTCGTCGGGCTCGCTGATGGCCGTAGCCATGTCACGGTTCTTGGAATAGGCCCAATAGAGCTGTTCCCAAGTCAGGTGGTGCATGGTGGCGTATTCAGCCCAGCCCATCGTGTCTTCGTTGCGCTTGGAGGGCGGAGACCAACCGTCCGGAACTTCCTTCTCGTAGTCCTCGCCCCAGAACCACGGGATAAAGATCGCCTCTTCCTCGCTCTCCCCACGAGACGCGGCCCCATAGCGACGCTGATAGACGTTGCCGATCCCGTTCGCGGTGGACTCAAGCAAGCGCTCGGTTCCGTCCACATCGGCAATGGCCTGGAACGCGCCGTCGATGTGCGTCTCGGCGTTAGGCCAGAAGCCCACCTCCGAACCGTGGAAGAGTTGAAGGGTCGATGAGCGCCCCACCCCCTTAGAGCCCGCCGTAGCAACCGCATACGAGCAATCACGGCCGGCAAAGGCTAGCTCCTTGGCGTTGGCCGCTTGCGTCGGGTGCTGGAACTCGGGCGGACAGTTCTCGTGATAGCGCTTGGCCATCGCGAACATGTTGTCGGTCGCGTCCTGTTCGTGGGTCAGGATGAAGGCCTTGAGGCCCTTACCGCCCCACAGACGCCAGTAGAAGCGGCCTTGGATGTACGTGGACGCCCCAAGCTGTCGCCCCTTTAGGATGATGGCCCGAACCTTGCCGGTCGCCTTCCGTTGGGCCTCCAGGCGTTGGTGAAGGTACTTCTGAGACCGGTTCAGCTTGAACGGGACAACCGACCCGCTCTTGGTGCGGATCTTCAGGCAGTGAGCGGCGAAAAACTCAAAGTCGTCGCGGAGGCGGCGGAGCTTGGCGAGTTGGTCGCTAGTCAAGCTGGTCAATGGCGTCGCCTAGCGTGACGTGGCCAGAGTGCTCGATCTCTTGCTTATCGCGCCACTCATCGCGGCGGCGGTTCTTGAGCCAGAAGATGGCTGCGGTTGTGTCGGGAGGATAGTGCTCGACGAACGGAACCTCAGTCACTTCGCCTTGCGCGTTGACGGCGATCTTGACCGCATCGTGGGCGTAGCCGAGGGCGCGCCGGTACAGGGATTGCTCAACCCGATCGTCGGCGGCGGTCTTGCCAACCTTTAGGGCCTCCGAAAATGACGGGTGTTCAAGTTTCCAGAGGTAGACCGTGCTCTCTGTGACTTCGAAGAAGGTGGCAATCTCACGGTCTGTGGCGCCGAGTTCAGCAAGCTTGCGGGCCTGCTCGACATACTCAGGCTTGAACTTGGTGGGGCGTCCTGCGGGCAACTTACTGCCTCACTCTCTGTGTTTCTCAGTGCTCTAGATATTTCACATGCGAAGCTTTGGCAAGGTCGCCTTAGCGCACGATCCCCTGCCGCGTCTCGCCCGCTTCCTTGGTCATGTGGATAGACGCTAGGGCCAGGATAGACGTCACGCCGCCTTCCGAGGCCCCGTTTATGTCCCACCCGATCTGTGAGGCCTGGGTTAGGCCGGCAAGCGTGTAGACAATGGCGTCAGGCTCGTAGCCGTAGGACGCAACGTACTCATCAAACGCAGCCGCAACGGTGTTAAGGAACGAGGCGCGGCGGTCGCTGGTGTGGTCCGCGCCTCGGATGCTGACGACGGTCACTTTCGCTTCCCCATCTTCGCCATCGCATTCTTGTCCGCAGCCTTGTCGGCCTTGGAGCCTTCCCACTTCTTCAGCGAGACGCCGGCCTTCTTGGCTCCAGCCTTATCCATGGCCTTGTCCTTGGCGGACTTTTCGAACTTGGCGTGGGTCATGCGGGCCATGTCAGCAGCACTTCACGCCCTTGGCCTTGCCGACGATCGGAACGCCCATCTTGGCGATGCTGATCGCCTTGCGGCCTGGGATCTGGTTCATCAAGCTGAGTTGCTTGGCGTTCAGGGTTTGCTTGGCCTTCATGGCTTAGCTCCTGAGCGCAACGACGGCGTACGTCTGGGCGGCCGTGGGGGTGATCGGGGAGGCCGTGACGTTAGCGAAGGTGATCGCTAGGGTGTTAGCCGCCGAGGCGCGAACACCAACGATACCGAGGCCGGCTTGCGCGGTGGGCTTGTTGACGAACACCTTGTCGGCGGTCGAGAGTCCGGTCACGGTGAAGGTCTGCTCTGCCGTGGTGTTGGCGGAAACTTCGGCGGGGGTCAGCGACGGTGCGTAGACGCGAATTTGCGTGATCGCCGTGCCGCTGGCGCCTACCGTGAGGCTGGTGCTGGAAATGTCGCCGGTGACGTTGCCGGTGAGCGGGCCGACGAAGCCGTCAGCGGTGACGATTCCATCATTGGCGCCGGGGTTAGCAAAGGAAGTGCCTGGCATGGGTGTTAGGTTCCTACGGGGGTTGCGTCCTGTAAGGCCCCATCCGAGCCGCTTGCGATCTCTGCGCTGACCTTGGCGATTTCAGCCTCTATGGCGATGACATTCGCCGAGAAGCCGGGCTTGCCACGGCGCAGGGCGAGCATAGCGTTAAGCTGGTCTAGGCGCAATTGGAGTTCGGCGCGGCGTTCTTCTGGTTTGAACCATGCGTAGGGGTCGGTCACGCTCATCACGTCTTCTCCTGTAGAGCAGCGTCGATCATGGCGCGGAAAAGGCGCTCTGCCGTTTCGCCTACACCCTTTCGGAAGGGCTTGGCCGCCTCGTTCATCTCCCCTGTCGGCTCTCTTAGAGCTTGGAGAGCGGCGCGGGCCATGTCCTCGTACAGAAGGTTGCAACTTGACCACGACATCATCATCGAGACGTGGCATTTCTTGCCAACCTTCGCATCAGCCGCCTCGATGAAACTGTCCATGCGCTCGCGCTCGTTGTCGTAGATCGCCCTCGCCATCTTCTCGATCATGGTCTGTGTGGTCATGGTCTTGAGCCTTTCCTGCACAATGCGGTTTTGCTCGGTGATCTCTTGCGGCGTCATCGCATCTTGGTCAGCCTGGATAACGGCGTGAAGGTCAGACTGAAGCCGCTCAATCTCGTCGGCAGCTTCATTGATCAGCGCTCTAGCATTAGCGGCGAAGTTTGGCGCGTCGCCTTCCTCCTCGACGATATGGACGGATAGCGCTCGCAATTTATCAGGCGTGTCGGTCATGGCCCATTATCCCACTCCACCCCGGGCCACAGCTCGTCCATGAGCCTACGAACCGTCTTCTTGGTCACCTTGGGAGGACCGCCGGTCTCGCGGGGCCGGCAAAGGGTCACGGCGGCGTAGCGCTTCGGGCTCTTGCCATTCCCGACCCACACGACCGACATAGGGCGAGGGGATGGCCCGCGCTGGCCCTCAACGCAGTTGGCGGCCGGGGTCATGCGCCAGACGGTTCCATCGCACGCTATCGCGTAATCGGGATAATCGGGAATTATCTTCATGCTCCGCGCGTGAACTTCGAAAGTCTCTTTCGCTGCATTGCTCATCGCAGATAGCTCATGGCGATTTTGCGGCTCGTGCCGTAACCCGTGTCCGACCCCAGATATGGAGCTTTCCAGAATTTCACGGCTTTTTTGCCGGCGGTGCAGAAAATCGGGATGCGCTTGGCGGCGAATAGGGCGGTAAGTTCGGCGGCTTCGGTGTGCAGGTCGGTCATCTAGGTCTCTCCTTCTTGGCGTCACCGCCGCTTCGATGTGATAACCCTACATGGTGGTGATAACCGTGTCTATATCGGTAGTCGATCAATCGTCAATTTCGCCAAAACCCCATCAATCATTGGAGAGGCAACACTTTTATCGTTTATCAATGCCTTGACAGTGGCGAAATCCCATGGCATGGGTCGTGCCGACGCCCTGAGGCGGCAGCACACCCATGGCCACTTGCGGATTGGGTTGCCGGCAACACCGGCAACAGTGGGTGGCAACACCGGCAACACGGGTCACTCCACGGCCTCCCAAAGCTTGTTAAATCCGCTCTCGATTTCGACAATCGCAC